GAACCACCAGGCCCTGCCCAAAGATTCTTACAGGCCCAGTATTTAGCAGTTAGTTTATTATCCGCAGCGTCGCAGTTATGCCGTGCTTTGAAAGACTTACGAGCTTCCGAACTATAGTTGTGACCATAACCTTTTGCTCCAAAGTGAATGATTTTTTCTTGACCATTGGCACATGCTTTAACCATTTTCTTTTTACCAGCAGAGGTAGATGCTCTGGGTTTATTACAAGGCATTGATTTTTTATCAGGTCGTTTAGCCATTTGGTTGTCCTCCTAACATTTGCATTGCTTGTTGAGCCATATTAGGTGGAATATTTTCACCACCTGTATTAATTAGATCTTGTTGAGCAGCGCCACCCATAGCATTTGCAGCGGCTCCTGCAAACATCTTTTGCATTTCCATTTGTTGCTGAGCCTTAGCCATTTCCATCTTTTCTTGTTTGATTTCTTCGGCACTGCGAACCCAGTTGTTAGCATCAAAGCCCATAGAAGTAATCAAGGCGCGAGCATAGGATTCCCACTTAAAGGATGATGCCGCTTCAGGTGGAAGGTTACGAATCATTTCACCCATCTGTAATAGTTTAGTAATATCGGACTCTCGACTAAGTGATTGTAAACCAGTTAGGATTTCGATATTAAGAATACCATTATCTTCATCAAACTGCTGAGCCATGCGTTGATCTATTTCATTATTTTCTAACATCAAGTAAATGGTTCTCTTGATAATTGGAATCATAAAGTCTCTAGCAATAGCAGAGAATGTACCACCTAGGATGGTTTCTAGCTCGTTACCTACAGCTCTAATAGCCGTTGCTGTGACACGATCTCCTGTAGGCATGGCTGCGGTCTGTAATAGGAAGCCTTGGCCTACCTCTTTACGCATAGCTTCTACAGCTGCGCTAGACGATTGGAGCTGAGGATTCATGGTTTCACTGGGGGAGATTACAAAGACATCGTTCTTTCTAGCTGCAACCCATTGACCATTCTGAGCACCAGCAAGATCATCTATTTCAGTAATTCCTGCGGGATCAATACCCATAAAGAAAGTTGAACCAGCGGCCATACCTTGAATAAGGGCACGGCTATAGGACTCAAGGGTACGAATGTCTGAATAAATATCTTCGACATGAGAACGTCCGTAATCTTCACCAGCAATATTAGACCAACGCAACATAATATAAGGAAGAACATCATAATACCCAGTATCAAAGGTATTACCTTCCATTTCTTTTTCAACTTTCCATTGCTTTGTGTCTTCGTCTTGTGATACTCTAATGTATATTGTTTTATAGCCTGTTTGTGTTTCTTCGCCCGAAAGGAAATCATAGGCACTTGCTGGTTCCTCATTACTTGGGGAAATAAATTCTAAATAGATAAACTCTTTTACAGAACCATTAACATCTCTTCGGACAACGAATTGATCAAGTCTAATTACTCGGAAACTGTAATCGTTTTCCATAATAATTAAAACATCACCAATAACAATTAAATGTTGAATAGCGAGATAAGCCATCTCTCGCAAGTTATTTGATATTAGTTTTCTATAAACTTGGAAAGATAACTTATCTAGATATTCCTTAATATCTGGAGTAGGTTCTCGACCATTCTTTAAACCAAACGAAAAGAAGGGAGTATCGTTTAGTGGAATAAGAACACTGAGAATCTTACTTGCTAAAGAAGTTACACCTCTAGACTGAACCGAAGAATAAGTTTGAAAGAGGTTATCTTCTCCAGTCATAGATTGATAAGGTAACAAGGTTGGTACTGTAATTGCAGCACATGCTCTTGCTTTATCTAACTTAGTAGTTCTTTTATTATGGAGTGTTAACCATCTATCTTTAATAGTCTTTTCTTGGTTCATTGTCTCTCCTTAGAGTGGTCTATCTTCTTGTTCGTAACCAGGTCTTTCAATTGTAGGCATATCTAGATTAAAGCCACCACCAAAGTCACTGGTATCTTCCTGTTTAGTTTGGCCCGTCATTTCTCGGAATGTAGCAGCTTCTTGTTGTTCTTGTTTAGTTCTAGTAGCTTCTTTAGCTTGAGCTGTTTCAACTCGACGTACATATTCTTGTTGTTTTTCTCGTTCCCGCTCTAAACGTAATCGTTCTTCAGCTTCTAATTGATACTGTTGTTGTAAAGCCATCTGTCTATTAAACATATCTTCTTGTTGTTTCATTTGGGCATCAATTTGCTTTTGAGATAATTGACCGCCACCGCCACCTTTACCCATAGTTACCTCCTTTCTTGAGATTCTAATAAGGCACGAAGTTTATTTAAAACTTCTAATTGACCAGCCTTGAAGCCTCTATCAAAGTCCTTTAGTTTTAGATCGTTTGGGACTAGGATTATTAATTTCTCCAGGTACTGAATCAGTTCCTTCGGTATGTGAAACTCTTGTTTCATTTTTAATCTTTTCTAGTTGTAGTTGGTTGATGTAATGCAAACAGAGGGCGAGATCCTTGTTCTGGACCCCGCCCTCACGATGTTGCTTTAAAAGAATTTCAATTCTGTTCATTGTTCTTAACCATTATATTGAGTTGAAACTTCTTATCTTCTGGAGTAATCTTATTCTCTTGAAGAGAATTATGTAGATTATCTAGAAAAATATTCACCATTTTAATGTTATTAAAGCCGACATCAAGGGTGGCTTCTTTTAGCTGTACTAATTTAATAGTTTCGGCTAGCGCCTGATCCATATCATACTCGGACTCAATAAACATTGTTGGCATAATAACTCCTTAGGTTAATTCACATCCCGCTGCTGTGCAAACCATAGCATGAGATGACTTAGTTGTATCTTCCTGTTCATACTTTGAAAGAAGACTCCAATCAATAGACTCTGGCATCTTGGCATTTAATTCATTATATTGTTCTTCAGTAATGGTTTCAAATGGTGTATGTTCATAAGTGTTGTCATCTTTTGGTAAAAAAGATACACCTGAAACATAGTGCCAATATGTCCATAACCAACTCCCAACAGCCAAGAAATCTTTATCCGTATAGTTTACCGTAACACTTGGTTTATGATCGCAATACCATAATTGGTACGACAACCACAAATTCAGATGTCCAATAGGATTTACTTCGTTATCAGTAACACCGAAGTCTGCTTTAACAGGAAATTCAAACACAACCATAGTTTCTGGACTATAGAAGAATGGTTGCCAAGGAACTCCAGCATCCTTAAGAAACTGAGTCATCGGTGATCCTACGGGCATTTGGCTACGTCGAATATAAAACTTACTATGTCTTGGATGTAAACCAGATGCAGTACCAGCTACACAGCTAGTAGTTCCTTCTGGCTTAATACAAGTAATTGATTTACTAATAGGAATATTTAACACTGTAGCCCATTTGGTATTAGTTGCATGAGCAACATAATGTAAAGCTTCTAGTAACTTTTGTAATTCTTGTGGGCCATGTCCACCATTTGTAAGATTATTGTCAAAGATACCAGTCATAGATACTCCAAGTAATCGCTCTTCTTCGCAATTTTTCTTAAAGTTAATTTGTCTTCGGGATGCAAAGTATTTGAAATCAGTAAGAGCTGACTGAAGAGTACCAAGAATGGTTGCATATCTAATCTTATCAATAAGTTGTGGAGCTTGGTCGTCTGGACGAACAGCAATAGTTGAGAGATTACAGAATTGATCTGGACGTAGAATAATTTCTGAACATGGATTTGTACCAAATGCATAGTTAGTATCTCGTCCTGCTCGTTCTGCAAACTTTCGCATTGCTTCTCGATTACAGACACCACGTTCACCAGATCGACTATTGTACAAAGCTGACCATTCGTGTAAGAACATACCCATATCTGGTTTTGTTTCATACACAGCTGAATTATTAGCTAATGATCTACGACCATGGGTTTCCCACCAAGGTCCAGACTTTGCATGTGCCATTTCATTATCTGAAAGATCAGACAAAGAAATCAAAGCAGAGCGACGTACACCACCTGAAATGATTGATTCGGCAACCTGACAAACAAGATCATGTACTTCTAATGACTTAAGCTTACGACCCTTGGCATTATGGAATACCTTGGCAGTAAACTTAATCAATTTAATATATGGTTCTGGACCAGAAGCTCGACCACCAAAGGTCTTAAGTCTTGCTCCAGCAGGACGGATCTCACTAAAATCTACTTCATAATGCTTGCCATTATACAAACCATTAATAAAGGAAACATAAGCATCAGCCCAACCTTCTCTTGAATCGGGGACAACTAACTTTTCATCTACCTTGGTAATTGTTTCTGCAACTATAGGAAGATTATTAATATTATCTCTTTCAACAGAAAACCCAACTCCAGTACCACAGGCTAGTGTATACAGGATATTGCCAAAGTCTTGGGTATTATTGATTGCAATGTAACAACAATTATAAGCTGCGACATCATCCTTATCCAAGGCTGGGCCAGCCGTCATTAGAGCACGCATAGAACCAAAGACTTGATACTCTTTCATCAAGTCCTTTGCTTTGTGAAGCTCCATCCAATCCTCATTATTAAGACGATCTTTGAGATCTAATCTCTTAATAAGATAATTGAAATAACGATCCACAGCTTCATTCCATGACTCTCGTCTATTCTTTTCTGGAATCCACCGACAGTACTTGTCAATGGCGGTAAACTCTTGTAGTAACTTACTCATTCTCTATAACTCCCTTCGATAAATCCAAAATGTTTCTAACTGCAAGGTTATTTGGGACCCATAAGTTTACCTTATGGTTATCTTTGTCATAATCCCCAGTACGCAAAATACGAACACAACGTGCTTGAGATAGGGCAAATTCTTCCCGAAACATCTCAACAGGTCGTTTATTTTCAGGCCGTTTAGCCCAGTCTTCTTCCTTATACATAGCCATAATAAGCTCATCCCATGTTTCCTTGGGGTTATTATCTAATATCTTTTTAGCTTTGGCTGGGCCTACTTTCCATAGACCCCAGATATTATCTGTAGTATCCCCAGTCATCCATTGTTGATAGAAGTACTTATCGGCCTCTTCTCCAGATACCTGGACTGGTTCTGGTTCCTTGTCGGGGTTCCAATGCCAGCCTGGAATCTGACGTAGATCCTTGTCTACCGTCACTCCAATTGCCCTGCCTTCGGACACCAACATTCCAATAAGGTCGTCTGCTTCTAGGTTGTTCACACAACGTACTGTGGTATTGGGTATATCGTAAATACATTCTAAAGCCACTCCCATTGAGTCAGGGGATTTATAATCATCACGATGTTGTTTATAGACAGGCCACAACATTCGACGGTAGTTGTGACTTCTAGGACATGACATTGCAATATAAATAGTATCTACACCCTCAGGGGTCCAGTTCTTTATATCTTGTGCAATGCGACCAGGAAGGTCTTCAATGCCTTCAGAATCAGCCCAGAAAGCCGCTCTATAGGCAATAATATCTCCATCAAGAATCGCTTCCGTTGGTTTCATTCAAGTCCTCTATTTCTGAAAGTTCTAAATAACCAATATCCAACCACAACTGAAGATTATTCTTTACTTCCTTTTCTAAAGTTGGTAGATAACCATCTCCATTAAAGATAATAATATCAAAGGTTTCATCATAATCATTTGGAGCTTCACCAGTAAAAGACTCTTCTACTACATTAGCAAGAGCTTCGCTTTCATGGTTTCTCCATTCAGCTTTATCTTCTGACAATTCTCTATAATCAGAAGAAACAAAGATTTGAGTAGCTACAAGATCTCGCCCAAAGGCAAGTTCATTTGTATACCTAACATCATCTTGAATAATAACATATTCAAAGTTAGGTTTCTCTTTCTTATTGTCAATTTCTTTAAGCATGTATTCTTGGATTGTTTCATAAGTCCTAGTAACCCAGTAGTCTGGATCTTCGGCTCGTCTTGAAGCACCAAGCTTTTGGCAGAATTCACGATATTGTGTTGAATCTGCTTCTTTAGTAATTCCATTTGCCTCAGCCATCTTTTTAATAGCATCTGCAAATGGAAGGATTACTGGATTAAAACCAAGATCAAGTGAATACTTGGCGATTAAATGAGCAAGGGTAGTTTTACCTACCCTGCCCTTACCACTAATTTGAATAATTCTCATTATGAATCTCCTGCCAATGTCGAATAATATAACCTAATCCAATATCTCCACGATTATATTTGATTACAATTGGGTGATTTGGATTACTAGCTATAAACTCGTTTACTTGGCGCATAAAATAAACTGCGTCATTCATC